TATGGCCGAAAGCATCATCGAGATGTCCCCTGTGGGCGATGGCGTTTACTGGAGGCGTCCTCCGCCGAAGGGCTATGTCGGCGGACGGTTCCGCGGCAACTGGGACTACGGCTTCAATGCCGCGCCGAAGCAGCAGTTCGACGTTGTCGACAAGACCGGTGCAATGTCGATGGGCCGCGTGCTGATGGGCTTGAGCGCCGCGCCGACTGCGGGCATCCACTACATCGCCAACAACCTGCCTTACGCAGAGCGGCTGGAAAACGGCTGGTCGCGGCAAGCGCCCGTCGGTATGGTCGGCGTCACTGTGTTGAAGTTCCAAGGGATTGTGCGAGGAGCGCTGCAATGAGCCTCATCCTCGTCCGTGCCGCCTTGGAAACCGCGCTGGCCACAATGAGCCCGGCGCTGGCGACCGCGTGGGAGAACGTGCCGTTCACGCCGCCTGTGCCCACCGTGCCGTACCAAGCAGTTTACTTGATCCCTGCCCCTCCGGACAACGAGGAGTATGGGTCTGCCCATGTGGAGCAAGCCATCTTCCAGGTGTCTCTGTTCTACCCACTCAAGGATGGCTCCGGCGCGGCAGCGGCACGGGCAGAAGCCCTGCGCACCACCTTCAAGCGCGGCGCCACCTTCACAAGTTCCGGGGTCAAGGTCGTGACGACCAGGACACCAGAAGTCAGCCAAGGCACTGTGGACGGTGACCGATGGTTTCAGCCGGTGAAAGTCCGGGTTTCCGCATACATTCCCTAGGAGCACACACCATGGCAACTCCCGCACAAGGCCTATTCAAGCAAACCGCATTCGGCAAGCAAACCGCATTGGGCACGCCCAAGACCGGTGCCGGTGGTCAGATCCTGCGTCGCAAGACCTCGATCTTCACCGCAACCAAGGACAGCACGTCCAACGACGAGATCGTCAGCCACCGCCAAGACACCGGAATCACTTTCGGCATGAAGAAGACTGGCGGCAAGATCGACGGCAACCTATCGCCCGGAACCTACTCGGTGCTGATGGCTGGCGCGCTGATGGCAGACTTTGCTGCCGTGACCCCGATGGTGATCGGCACCGACTGCGTGTCCGCTGCCACCGCGCCGCAATTCGTCGACGGCTCTTCGAGTTTCCTGACCGCAGGCCTCAAGGTGGGCGACGTTGTGCGCTTCACCGGCTTCACGACCACGGCCGTCGGCAACAACTCCAAGAACTTCCTGATCACGGCGCTGACCGCAGGCAACATGACCGGGGTGTTCTTGGACGGCTCGGCGGTGATTGCCAAGACCGAAACTGCGTCCGTCACCTGCACGGTGGTGGGCAAGAAGTCGAAGGTGCCGACGACCGGCCACACCAACGATTTCTTCACCTTCGAAGAGTGGTACTCTGACAAATCGCGCTCTGAGGTGTTCGCTGATTGCAAGGTCAACCAGCTGTCCATCGGCATCCCCGCGGCTGGCCCGGCCACCATCGGCCTCGACATCGTCGGACTCGGTTCTCGGGTATTGGCGGGCACGCAAAGCTTCACCACCCCGGCATCTGAGACCACGACAGACGTCGTGCAAGCTGCCAACGGCGCCATCTACCTCAACGGCGCGCTGGCTGGCCACGTCACCACAGCTTCGCTGACGCTGGATCGCGGCATCTCCCCGGTTGGAGCGTCCATCGGTTCTCGCGTATCGCCTGACGTGAATCAGGGGCGCGTGAAGGTGTCCGGCTCTTTCACGGCGATGTTTGACGACACCACCATCCAAGCCCGGTACGACGCCGAGACCGCGGTAAGTTTGTGTGTGGTCGCATCCTCCGATACCACGGCGACCTCAGACTTTGTCGGGTTCTCGATGGGACGCATCAAGCTCACCGGGGATGCCCCGGACGACGGCGAAAAAGCGGTGCTTCGCACCTACCCGTTCACTGCAGAGATCAACGGAAGCGGTGGCGCGGCACTGGCCTTCGACAAGACCATTCTGACCGTGCAGGACTCGCAAGCGTAATCATCTGCATCCGGGGCATTCCGCCCCGGACAGTTAACGGAGAAGTGAATGACCCTATCGATCAGCGACCTCGACACCTCCCGGGCAAGCTCGGAAGCCTTCGAATTTGAATACGTCAACGCTCTCGGCGAGCCGTCGGGCGTGTTCTTGCAGGTGCTCGGAAGCCAAGCAGAGGCTGTGACGCAGGAAGTTGCTCGCCTGGTCAATGAGCGCCGGCGCAAAGAAGCCGCGCGCGACGTCGCTCGCAAGGTTGGCACGGGACCGCGCGCCGTGGAATTCGAGACGCTGGAAAGCGACGTCGAGTTCGGCCAGCGTCTGGCAGCGGTGCGGCTGGTGGGTTGGCGCGGGATCACCGAACCGTGGTCTCCTGAAAATGCGCTGCGGCTTTGTCGCGGCAACCGGGAGTTGGCTGCGCAGGTCACGATGCAGTCGGATATGACGGGAAATTTTACGAAGAACTGATTCAGCAATTACTGGATTATGCTGAATCAGAGAAAGAATTGTCAGCGGTCCAGGAGGACGGGGCACCACTGAGGGATCACCTGATGAGCCTGTGGAGGCAGACTGGTAACCAACCAGAGGCGCTGAAAAGGGCGCCCAAGTTGTCGCCCCTAGTCAGCCACCTGTGGGCATGGTTCGTAGACTTGAATTCGGAAAGAGGGAACAACGGAATGCAAGCGATGCGGATCACCTCTGGGATGATGAAGGACTGGTGCTGGGCAACCGGCAACAACCCTGCCCTGTGGGAGCGCACCGCGCTGCGCCGGCTGGATGCCCTGTGGATGCGTGAGGTTGCCAAATGAGCGTCGACATTGCCTCGCTTGTGATGGCCGTCGACTCTCGGCAAGTTGCCGAGGGCACCAAGAACCTTGACGCCATGGCCTTGGCAGGCAAGAGGGCCGAGGCTTCTACCCTTGCGCTGGAAGCTGCAACCAAGGTGCTTGCCGCGGCAGCTCGCACAGTCTCCTCCGCGTTTGCCGCTTACAAAATCATGGACCTCATTCGCGACTCGGCGATGCTCGCAGCACGCTTCGAAACGATGGGCGTGGTGATGAAGGTAGCTGGCAACAACGCAGGCTACACTCGCGCCCAGATGGACGAGTATTCGAAGGCTTTGCAGCGCAGCGGCATCTCGATGATGGAGTCGCGCAACGTGCTGACCCAGCTGTCTACCGCCAACATCGACTTGGCCAACGCGGCGAAGCTCGGTCGCGCAGCACAGGACTTGGCGGTGGTTGGCAACATCAACTCCAGCGACGCATTGCAACGGATGGTTCACGGACTGAAGTCGGGCGAGATCGAGATCCTGCGCACCCTTGGACTGAACGTCAGCTTCGAGGCCAGCTACAAGAAGATGGCCGCGCAACTCGGCACCACCACCGAGAAGCTGACCGAGAACCAAAAGGTGATGGCGCGCACCAATGCTGTGTTGTCCGAGGCGACCAAGTACGAAGGCATCTACGAGGAGTCCATGACCACGGCAGGCAAGGCGCTCACGTCGCTCACCCGGTATTGGGACGACTTCAAGGTCAAGGCTGGCGAAGCCTTTCTCCCGGCACTTGCGCTGGGGGTGTTCACATTGACGGACGCGCTCAAGGCGATGAACGAAGAGCTTGTCAGTGCCGGGCAGGGTGGGACAATTGAGGCGGTTGGCAGCGCATTCAAAAGCGCACTCGTTGTCACGCTGCAGACCGTTGCTATTCTTGCGGCAAATGTCGTCTACACCCTTACAAGCATCGGTCGCGAAATGGGCGGCATTGTTGCCCAGTTTTCTGCGATGGGCGAAGCTGGCGGCATATTCACTCAAGCTGGTCGCAATGCATGGAGCGTGGTAGGTGCCGAAATGCGCAAGGATGCTGAGGCGTCTGCAAAGGCGCTGAAGACCTTCGAAGACCGTATGATGTCGCTTGGCACAACAACAGCAACTGTTGCAACCACGTCTGAAACTGCACGCATAGCGGCAGGCAAAGCTGCACGTGAAGCGGCAGAGGCTGCACAGAAAGAAGCCGCGGCTCGCGCTGCAGCCGCAGAAGCTGCCAAGAAACTTGCAGGTGAGCAGGCCGCTTTCGTCAAAGGGCTAGAAAAAGAAGCCGCAGCAATTGGTCGGTCAAGCGAAGAAAAGAAATTGCAAGAGGCTGTGACGCTCAAGTTGAGCGGCGCTGTCATGAATCACGTGCAAGCACTGATCGTGGAGATGGCGCAGTACAAGGCTGCATCTGACGCTGCGCAGAAGCGCGCCGATGCACGCAACAAGGAGTATGACGACGTTGTTGCGTTTATTGCGGCAGAGCAACTGCGCTCTTATGAAGCCGTCAACGCTGCAGACAAGGCGGTTGCTCAGGCGCAGAAAGAGTACGACCAATACGGACTGCTCAAGTCCACGGTGCTTGAACTTGGCCTTGTTGAGTTGGAGCGTCGTGCAAAGAATCTGACCGCAGGGACGGTGGCATACGAAAATCTGCAGCGGGAAATTGAGGCGCAGAAGAAGCTGATCGGCATCGCCAAGGGCACAGAAGTTCGTGACGCCAGCGAAAAGGCCGCAAAGGAAGCCGCAGACGAGTGGAAGAAGGCGTCTGATCAAGTTCAGCAGAGCTTGTCCGATGCGCTGATGAACGCCTTCACCGCCGGCAAAGGCTTCGGCAAGACGTTTGTCAACAGCATCAAGGCCATGTTCAACACCATGGTGCTGCGCCCGGTGATCTCGGCCATCGTCTCCCCCGTGGCCGGCGCCATGACCAGCGCGCTGGGCTTT